GAGAGTGATAGCGGCATTAAATTCGTTTTGCATTTGAGCGAAGTACTGTTCATATTCTTCAGGATAGATTTTTTTCCAGCCAGCATACTCTATACAGGTTTCTGTCGCAAAGATACAAGTAGCGGCAAAGACATTATTGGGTTCAATTGTACTATATGCTAACAAATTACCAACAATAGGATAGTGGCAAGGGTTTTTGAAAGAATAATAGTTTTCTAATGTGAGCTGTTCTAAATCATATTCTCTAATATAATCTTCTAAAGTCTTCATTGGAAATCCTTGTTAAGATTTTTTAATTTATTTTTAATTTTTATTTCTTTTACATAGAGAACTGCGTCATCTATTTGGTGTTTAAGACGGATAAGTTGTTTAGCCATATCGGACTCTCTATTCACTGGTATAGCACCATAGAAATACCAACCTTCTAGATTTTTAGATATTTTAACTTTTTCTGCAAATTTCCAACCATCTTCTATTCTGCTATACCACATTAGATGAGTATCAAGTATAGGATAATAACCTTTAAATCCATATTCATTTTGTGTGGAGTCTCTCAGTTCTAAATCTAACATATCTATCAGTTCTTTAGGCGGAATTGGAGTCATTTAAAGTCCTTTTCAATAGAAGATAGTTTATATTCATTATACCATTGTTTCCAGCAAGATTGTGCATAAACGAAGTTTTCGTAAGTCATTTTAAAAGCTTCTAAGAGAGATTCATTAGAAGTTATAACAATTCCATTAAAGGATATGCTATAACGGCGGAAACCTTCTTCAAATTCTAATTCAAAGATTGGAAAGAATTTTACTATATTTACTTGTTCTTGGTTTTCCCAAGTAGCAGTACAACAACATTGTCTTTTAATTTGTGGGTCTTTTGCTGTAGAGAAGATATTAGAAGAAACGGAGATGTAAGGAGATACTTTGTAACTATTGGTATTCAATACGAAACCATACTTATCACAGAGAGATTGAATATAAGAGATATTGAATAACATTATAGAAGGTCCGTGAAGATAAGTATACCAAGGACAATGACAACAACATCAGTCATTGAAGTCACTCTCCATAGAGTGTTTCATTTGAGAGAGTAGTTTAATTTTCTGACAGAGTGCTAACTTGTTTACTTTTTCCATCACTCTTAGATTAAGGTCTGTGAACGAATAAATGTTTGGGTTATCTATAACTTTAAAGTCGCTGAAACTCTCCGCATCAGAAAATTCAGCAACTTCATAAAGTTTCCAACAAGAATGATTAGACCTAATGTTTCGTGTGACAGAAAATAACTGTATTTTAGAGTGCTGGTCTTTGTAAAAGAACAGTTTGCCTTCGCAACCATAGTTATAAGCTTTTTCTTCATATAGATTGTATCTATTCTTAAGAACAGATATTTCATAGTCAGTTAGAAGCATTGATTACCCTTTCAAAATCAGCGAACTTCGTATCTCTATTGAATAGAAGAGCTTTTTCACCAACAGAGATATAATTCTGTACATTCTCAAGTTTATCATCAATGAGCATAGAGTCTTTGACAGCAAACATATGTTTCATATTACCACGGCGAACGATGATAATATTCTTTTTAGGAATTTGAGGCAAGTATTTGGCAAGCCATTCACGCTTACCCTTTTTACCGCATTCCAAATGAATTGCAGAGAAGATACCAATTTCATAACCAGCTTTTTCAATTGCTGCCAAGAGGTCCATACCTTCTTGAATAGGTTCCATATCTGCCCAGAATTTTGCACCAATTTCTTCAGCTTTCTTCCAGTCCGGTTTATGGTTTTCGGGTTTCCAGATATCCATTTTATCAGCTTGTTTGTCAAAGTCTGCCAACACGCCATCCATATCAAAGTAAATAATCATTGTTGTTTTTCCTTTATTTGTGTTTTAGAGGTTCTATGAGTTGTTGTAAGTTTATAGAATAACTAGAAGAGTGTGCTTTTTGTTCTTCCGTTGTTTGTGTGAAATAAATTAAAAATTTCAAATTATCTTCAGCGGGAAGAGTTTGTTGAGCCATCTTACTAATGATGTGACCTTGCAAATAAACTCTATTTTCAGTATTGTATTCACAAAAATTTTCCCAACTATCCTTAGTCATATAGTAAGTAACATTTTGGTGAGTGAAAAACTTTACATATTGATTGTTTCTAAATTGTACTTCAATACCGAGTTCTTTACCAAAGAGAAAGAACACGAATACAATTCCAATACCAATACCTATACCAAAAAGTATATCCATAAAAAGTCTCCTAGTTGTTATGTTGATTGAATATAGTAAAATGTACAGTATCTGTCAATACAGATGATGTAAATTTTTGTTTACTAAGGTTTGAAAGTACACAGATTTGGATTGGCTTTGTATTGTTCATAACATTTTTCAAATTCAGAACGATTATAAACTGGGTCACCGGCTTCATCAATATAGACAGGCTTGATTTTGAACACCCAGTCTGGTCTGCGATTATAAAACGAATTTCTAATCTGAAGCTGTGATTTTAAATGGTAAACAGTTTTTAATTTGAAATAGCTTGTGAGTTCAGAGAACTTAATTTCACCATCTACATCTAAAGCCACTTTATTTTTTCTATTTTTTACTTCTTTGACCTTTTCTATGTGTTCTAATTCATTTTTGACTAATTCATTCCATTCAGTGACTGGCTCAAGATTAATATTTCCCATAAGATAATTTTGAAGAAATTCTGATTGTTCTTCAGTTATAAAATGAATGAAACACGGGTCATAGTTCTTAACGATGTAATGACCTTCTATCTTCATTTGTGTGTAAAGAGAATAATTACCCACAAGATAAACTTGAGGCACACCAAAAGATTTAATAATCCAATAATAAATTAATTTGCCATCAATTCTAGTATAAGTTTGGTGAAAACCACTACGGGTCATATAGCTGGTAACATTTGTGCTTGGATATAAGAAAAAATTATCATCAACTACAATTCCGCCTTTTAAACCAAGTTCGGTTTTGGCTCTATCCAAATAAGTTTGTCTAAGTTTCTTCGTTAAAGGCATTATATTTACTCCATTTTGACATTAATTCTTCAAATTTCTTTTTGTTATACAAGCATTTATGGTCATAATAATCTTGCATATTTTTATTTGCAGGTCTGATATTGATTGACCAATCTGGTTCTTTTCTCCAGATTGTTGTACCATCAAGGTATTTACCAATTATTTTGTGAAAACCGATTTTTGTTCTCATAAACACAACATAATAATTAGAATATTGGTCTTTGATTTGCTGTTCTGTTAGTGAGCCATCAATATCCATTTCAGCCATTTCAATTTTTTCTCTTGAATTAGCACTCTTGTCAAGTCTAGCTTTTCGTGCTCTGCTAAGTTCATTCCAATCTTTTACGGCAGGAACGACTTCAGAATTTTTGGCAATTTCATATAACTTATTCCAAATTTCTTTTTTGACATAGGCATTAGTAGTCCAAAAAGTTGTATGGTTCACATGGATGGAACCAGGCCAATAAACAGGCCAATTTTCATCACTAAGACAATGAATTTCATATCTGCTAACAAGTGAGCTGTGGTTGTCAATATTAATGTGTGCATTCTGTGAGTGTTCTTCCCACAATTTTACATCTGATTGAATTTCATCAGTGGCTTTGGCACCAGCGAAAAATGGGCTTGATGTGAATCCAGTAATTTGTTGGAACTCTTCATTTGCCCTTTTGACATATTTACATTTCAAGTCATAGGTTAATTTCATAAAAAATCCTTTTATACCTTTATATAATAGAAAATTTAGTCAGTTCTGTCAATGAAAAACATTGTAAAATGAAATTTACATAAATAATAGAAATAGAGGTTCAATTATGAATGAAGAAATACCTAATTTTCAAGCAGATTTTTTAACATTTTTGGCAAGCACCAAAGAAGTAGAGATAAGTAAACTTTATACTTTTGCGATTGATAGTTTGATTTTCGCAGATAAGGTACACACTTTCCATTGGAAGTGTGATAGTGGTTTCCAGCATACTCATTTTGAAACAATTTATGAAGATATAAGAGATTTTGCTGATGCTTTAGTTGAAACAGTCCTAAGTATGGGAGTTAAATTTAAAGCTGAAAGTAAAACATATACAATAACAGATGACTTATATGATGTAAGCAATGCTTTGTTGAAAATTGAGGCATATAGAGATACAATTATAGATTTAAAGAGCCAGTATAGCACAAAGATTAGCTTAGAAAATCTGTTTGGAGATATTGTAGAGAAGCTAGATAAAGAATTAGGCTTAATAAAGAATTTTAAATAACATAATAATGAGGTAAATTATGCAAATAAAAGAAGCTAAAAGGGTCTTAGAATTAGCCGGATATGAAGTTGTAGATGAGAACAAATGTTCTTTTGACAATGTGGCAAGATTATTGAAAGAAACCCTAGGTATTTCAGCAAAAATCAATAAAGATGGTATTTACTTTGATTACGATGAATTTGCTGTAGAAATTAATAAATCTTATGAAGATGCTGGTGGATATAAAGTCACCATATTAGATGAAGCTACGAATAAACTTGTTTATGAAGATACAGGTAATGTAGATAAAATAATAGAAATAATAGATAATCAGTTAGATTAATAAAAATGGCGGCTAAATGCTGCCATTTTTAATTTACCATTCATAAATATATTATGAACTTATATGAAGCCAAACAGATTTTAAATATGAATGGATATATCCTTGAGTCTTCAATTAAAGGAGATTTCGCAAAGGGTGAAAAAGGTGGTGAACCCTATTTTGATTTGCCTAATGATTATTCTTATTCAGACGCAAAAAGAATTTTTGTAGAAGCAAAATATGGTAAGAAAAATTCTGATGAAAGTCTAATTGACATTTGGAATAATTATATAAGCGCAGCTGAGAAAAAACAATTTAATAAAACATTTGAACAGTTTGAAAAATATAAAGCTGGCGAACCAATTAAACTTTATCGTGGTTTGGTGATTACTTCTGGTAAAGAATTAGATATGAATAAACCAGGTGAATGTTGGTCTTTTAGTTCAAAAAAGGCTAAAACTTGGGCAGAAAACATCTGGGATAATATGGTTTATAATCATATAGTAAACAGTGAAGAGCTTCAAAATTCAGATAAATATGTTTTGGTCGGTGAAACTATTTTAGATAATTGTCGCTTACCTTATTCAATATGGTTAGCAGGACGATTTGAAAGACCTGAATGGGAAGTAAGAGTAAAAGACGAAACTAAAGTTAAAATTATTAGTAAGAAGATTATAGAATAATGGCTACAGATTTTGCTTCAGAATTTGCTAAAGTATTTGGTAATAGTTGTCCTCCACAAACAGACTGGACACAACCAAGATATTTTGACTCACTCAATAATGACTGTTATGCAAGTGAGGCGGCTTTATTAAGTTCATTGACATCTGAAGCTTATAACAAATTTGGATTTGAAGTCTACTATTTTATTAAAGAACACGATACAAAGTTTGACCCATTACTAGGTGAAGACCAATTAGAAAATGTGAAGAGAAGATTTGCTTTACAAGTATATACTGATAATGTACCACAATTACAGAAACAGTATCAAATCCAAGGAATGGTTTACAGTGAGACAGTTACATTACAGTGTACAGTAGCACATTTTGATGAAGCTTCAAAAATAAATTTCGTAACAGGTAAGCCAGAATATGAAAGTGCTATACCAAAGATTGGTGATTTGATGTACTTTAAATATTCTGATTTATATTATGAAGTAATCAATGTAAAGAAATTTGCCGAAGGTACTGCATTTTTGAGTACACCAATTAATTATACTTTCATAGTAAGAGTTTGGCGTAATTCACACGAAAATGTAGATGAATTAAATGTTAATGACGATAATATGGAGCATTTAAGAAGCTACGTTGAGCTCGGCGAAACCTTCAATGTAGATGTTGATATGGGTAAACACAGTCCTGACCAGACAATAGTCACTCCTGAGCAGAAACCACATAGTACGGTAGAAGCTAAAGGTGATGCTCTATCTATTAATGATACAGTTAAATGGGAAAACTTGCGTAAGTCTAAAAACAATGATTCTATGGATGTACTTTATAATCCAAACAAGGATTATGAAAAATTTGAAGAATATATCAACGGTGTTGGTAATGTAATTGGTAATTATAATGACACCTTTAATGAAATCAGCGATAAGACAAGTGAAATATCGCACGAAACTGCAGAACTAGAAAAACAATTAACTGACTTACAAAATAAAATTGAAACCAATGTTAATACAATCAATAAGCAAATGGATGATTTTGATGATGAAATAAAGTTTGATATTGAAACAATACAATACACACCAAAGAAAAAGGAATAGTATGAATGGTTTTGGTACAATAGATAAGAAAGATATAGATGTGCTTATTTCAAGCATAGAGAATAGAATTAACTTTATTCGTAATGACATTAATCAAAATGTTACGAATTTAAAGAATCAACTAAATACTTGTACTGAAGAATTGAATAGATTGAAAAAATTAGTCATTCAAGTTTCTAACTATAATGATACCGAATATAAAAAATTAGAAAATAGAATTAATCAATTTGCTAATGATATTGAAGATATTAAGAGCAAGTTAAATACCATTCAATATAATGAAATTGCTGCAGGTAAATGTGCTAGTGGTATTAATGAATACCCAATCTATGCAAAGTATGCTGAAAATGATATAAATGGTAATAAAATACCAGATTATTATGCAGCTAAATCTGATTTAAGTAATGCCAGTGCTACTTTGAGTGCTGACTATACTGAAAAAATAGCAGAATCATCAAGTGGTGGTATGTCTGCATTATCATCTGTGTCTGGAATACTAACTACCAATCTTGAAAGAGAAACACAAGAACGCATTAATGCTTACGATATAATGAATGATGCTATTGTGTCAGAAACAACTAGAGCTTTACTAAGAGAAAGTAAATTAGACACAAAAATAGATGAAGAAATTTCTCGTTCAACAATTAAAGATACTTCATTAGAACAAAAAATAACTACTGAAAAAAATAGAGCTGAAACTGCTGAATCAAATTTACAGGAAGGTTTAATCAATGAAACAAATAGAGCAACTGCGGCAGAAAATGAATTACTAACAAATTTAAATAGCGAAATTGAAAGAGCTACTGATATTGAAAGTGGTTTAAGAACTGATTTAGATAATGAAATAACAAGAGCAACAGAATCTGAAACTACAATACAAACAACACTTCAAGAAAATATAGACAAGGAAGAAACTAGAGCAACTAATGCTGAAACTTCATTACAAGCAAATATTGATAGTGAAGCTTCATTAAGAGAGTCTACTGATAATACAATACAAAATAATTTAAGTGACGAAATAACAAGAGCAACCGGTGTTGAAGAAGAATTAAGAACAGATTTAACTGCTGAAACAACAAGAGCAACAAGTGTTGAAACTACATTAACCAACAATTTAACTGAAGAAATAAGTAATAGAGAAACTGCTGATAGAGATTTACAATCACAAATTGATACGATAGAAGCCACACAAAATGTTGTTGATATTGTGGGTACATATGCTGAATTGGAAGTATATGATACAACACATTTAAAGGATAACGATAAGATACAAGTTCTACAAGATGAAACTGAAGGTGGTTCTACAATTTATAAATGGGATAAAAGTAAATGGTCTCTAATTGGTGAGTTCGGTCCTTATTATACTGTTTCAGAAACAGATGATTTATTAAATACTAAACAAAATAATTTAACTGCTGGTGACGGTATAGCAATAACAAATGATGTTGTATCACACTCAATTAAAATAATTGAAAATGATAACCAACAAGATACTGTAGAAGGTACTGTATTTACGGTTTATCTAAAGAATAATCATTATAAGATAATTACTTTATCTAAAACTATTACTGAAATAATTTTTATGATTGAAAAGTCCGCACCAAATGTTTTACAAGAAACAGGATTTGAATTTACAGTTCCTGAAGACAGTGAATTAGAGACTTTGACATTCAAAGTAATTAATGATAACAATAAGAAGATTTATACAATAATACCGGATTCATATAGCAGTCCAAATATCTATCAAGGAACAATTGTCAATTACAGATGCACCATCGGAGAATATGAGGTTGAAGATTAATGTTTATTAAATTAACTCATGGTTTACATTCAATAATAAATGCAATAGTTAGTTATATCCAAAGATGGACTGATGATTCGGTTCCAGATAATACAAAGACCTTACACAATTTCAAAGATGGTTTAGGAAAAAGACCAGCTGTACCTTTAGATGAACTTAATTCAAGCAATAACATTGTTAATGTAAAAACAGATAGTAAATTTGAACATGGTACTGATGATGTAACAAGTTCAGAAAATGTTTTAAAAGTTGAATTGAAAACAGAGTTAGCCAATGGTAAGGACAACTTAACAAATAAAATAGGCATAGAAAATACTGTTTGTGTTCCTGAACCAGTTATTTTTGAAATTCAAAATGAAGTACCTGATAAGATTGAAAAAGTAGTTCCTATCAAGACACAAGCATTACCTGGTCAAGATTTTATATTTAAAATTTTATATGTAAAAGATTACAATTATATTGAAGGCGATATTTTACCTGTATTTGGAACTTGGGGTAATTATGCAAGGTTATCAAAGGATGGAAAATATCTTACTGTTAATTCAAATGCAGATTTAAGTGTAAGATTGATTTTAACACCTGCACCACAAGACTGGATTCCAGAAAAACCTGACCCAAGTATTATTCAGCAAGCCGGTGATAGAATGTTGAATACCATTCCTCGTGATGGTGCTAAAGCTGAATATACTATTGAAGAAATGAAAATAGAAGATAATTTCTATACTGTATCAATAGAAAATCAGGCTACTACATTTGTTACAAATGGCGATTTTTCTAATGGAAAATATTATAATGTTAATGCAAAGGAAAATAAAATAACTATTCCAATGACATTTTCAGAAGGATTTGATGAAAATGCAATTTATTGGAAATGTTATGATGACCCGAAATCTGCTACACCTGTAACTGGATATTATCCTTCTAAAGACTATAATGAAGAATTTGGACCTTTACCAGATGGATTTAGAAAATTAAGATATTTGTATGGTGATGGTAATCCATATATTGATTTGGGAATTAAACTAAAAAAAGATTATAAAGTAAAAATCCTGATGGAAGTATCTAATAATACATCACAGAAAACAAGAGCATTATTTGGTGCTAGAAATTCAACAAATACTGAATGGAGTTATGATAGAACTGATGGTGCGTATTCCTGCTATGTTAGATATAGTAGTTATAATACAATAGGTTTTCAAAGAGGTACTATTAAAACCTACACTACTAATAGTATTGATATGTACAATACACCTAAATGGTTTTATTCAACAGGTACATCATTTGAAGTACAAAATTATGATGGTACATTATTAAGAAAAAATACTATTGCTGATGGGCAGAATATTGATACAGAATGGAATTGTTATCTATTTACTGTAAATGATAAAGGTAATCCTTATGCTTACGGTGCACAAGGTTATATGTACCGTTGCGAAATATGGGATGAAAACGATAATTTGATAATGCGATTAATTCCAGCAAAGAATCTTGATACAAATTCTTGTGGAATGTACGATATTGTCAATAATAAGTTCTATTACAATCAAAGACCAATGGCAAGTTTCAGTGGTCCAGAATTTTATGTTTGGCAAAAACAGATGCAAACATCTGACCATAATAATGTAATGACTTTACAAGATACTTGTACAAATGATTTATTAAAAGTAAAAATTCCATCAGAATATAAAAAATTATATGGTGTTTATTTTAGAGAATGTTATTTAAATACAAATTACAAAGTAAAGAAAGATGATACTATTATTACTTGTGTTACGATTAATAATAGTGTAAATTCAAATAGTTATAAATGTTTATTTGGTACACGAAGTGCAAGTCCATCAAATGATATGTTTGCTTTCTATTCAAGATTTAATGGACAAAATGTACCTAATTATGGTAGAAATAATGTATGGAATTATGGTATAAATATTGTATATGATAAACCAATAAAGATTGTATTAGGACCAAATAAAGCTTCATTATATACTACTAATGATGAAAGTTCTAAATTTGAAGAAATTATTGCAGATGGAACAGGAACAGACAGCACAAATAATCTTTGGCTTGGATGTTGTAATCAAAATGGAAGTAGGTATGATTGGGGATATGTAACATTCCACTATTTCAAAATTTACGATAAAGATGGTAATCTTGTATTAGATTACGTACCAGCAAGGCGTGTAAGTGATAGTGCTATTGGTTTTTATAATACAGTAAATAATACATTTGTTGCTAGAACTGGTGGTAATAATTATTTTGAAGAAAGAACTGGCGGCGATTGTTTACATTATAATTTGATTATTGAAAATATAACTAAAGATATTAATCTTGGTATTATAAGAAACCCAGTTTATGATAATCCATTCAAATTGGAAGATTGTATTGAAGATGAACAACATAATGAACCAAAGGATTCTTTAATTTATACTTATGAAATTACAGATTCTAAAATTTTAGATTATTTCTATTATGTAGACCATGTAAACAATGCTACTGATTATGCTACATTAGATTCTACTTATAAAACAGCCAATTTAGGTAATCCTGCAACATTTACAGTTTCATATAAATCTGGCTATGACAACTATGATATAAAATGTACTGCCAATACAGATGCTAAAATAACTATCGGTAAAACCCATTATATTACATACAATGAACTTGATATTCCTGCAGAATATACACCAGTTAAAGGATTATACACGAATAATTCAAGTACATATTTTAAGACAGGTTATATACCCAAATGGGATGATAAAGTAGTTTGTTATTGTTCAATCACTAGAGATTCTTCCCCTTCTTATCCTTGCTATGTGTTTGGTGCTAGAAATGGTGTTAATAATAAATCATTCGTATTTTATGCCCATAGAAGTAGTAGTGATAACCGTTATAGTATGGGATATGATAGATGTTGTGGTGAAACTGATATTAGAGACATTGTAAACAATGAGTTAATGAAAATTACAGCCGATAATAATGGTTGCGAATGTGATTTCGCATATACTAAAACTAAGATTAATACTGAAATGTATCAAATTCCGCATGTTCCAGATTATAATCAAGATGTAACTTTGCCAGATACTTATGAAAAATTGGGTTATATTGAAAATACAAGTTCAATTTATGCAGATTTAGGTTTTAAATTAAATCGTTTAGATAAAGTAGAAATTATTTGTAATATTAATTCAAATAATGATGGACAATATAGATGTTTGTTTGGTGGAAGGCAAAATTATAATCCAGTTACAAATTGTTATGGTTTTTGGATTCGTGTTGATTATACTAATAAACCTTCTTATTCAAGAACTGTTGGTACAGCTGGTACAGATTTTGTTTATAACAAAGATATTAAATTAATAACTGATAGTACTTCTGCTGCTTGGTATAATATAACAACTGGTGAAAAATATAATGAAATTATAGTTCCTGAAGCAACACAAAATTGTAATTATAATTGTTATTTATTTGTAATGAATAATAGTGGTTCATTACATGATGGATATGCTAAAGGTCGTATATCTTCATTTAAAGTATATAATGAAAATAACGAACTTATACAATATTTTGTACCAGCTAGAAGAAAATCAGATAATATAGCAGGTTTATATAATGTAATAACAAATACATTTATAACAGGAAGAAATGGTAATTTTAGTTGGAGTAGAATAAATTATCAAGATTATCCAGACTGTGATTATGAAATGTACTTGTTTGGCTGTAATAATGCTAATTCAAGAAATTATGGTTATTATGGAAACATGTATAAGTTTACAATTTATAATGGAGATAACAAACCCGCTGTAAACATGGTTCCTGTAAAACGAATTAGTGATAGTGTATTAGGTTTTTATGATACAATTAGACGTATATTCATTACACCGGCAGGTGGTTCAGTTACTGAAGCTACCGAACCTACATACAAAGGAAATATAGTTGTAACAAATATACCAAATGATACCACAATAACTATTACAAAAAATAATGATTCAAGAAAAACTATTGTACTTGAAGAAGGTATAGAAGATGATGTATTCCATCAACAAATAGACCAATTAGAATATAATTATGAATTAAAAAATACTAAATTGGAAGATTGGTTATATACTGTAAAATATATCAATAATGCTCAATCTATTTGTTCATTAGCTGGTGAAGTTGCGACATATTATAATGTTCCTAGAGTTGGTTCAAACACAAGATTTCCAGTTACATATAATGTTGGAACAGATGATAATATGATTGAAGCCACTGCTACCGCAGGAGCAACAGTTGAAATTACAAAACCTATTGAAATTATCTATAATCATTTTCCAAATGAATATATTGAAATATATGGAATTAGAAATAATAACACAAGGGTTTATTTTGAAATTCCATATAAAATAAAAGCAAATGATACTGTAAAACTTTATGTAAGTGATGAAAAATCTAGTTACACATATTATATCTTTGGTTCAGGTATAAACGAAATTAGAGGATGTGTACTTTGTAGTAGATATGAGAATTATAATAATAACATGTTCTATTCTCGTAATAAGAGAGTAAATATTACTGGACCACAAAATGAAGTATTAGAAATTGTTTGTAAGCCACATGGAATAGATTATACGAATGGATATGATGATTATTCATATACTTTGGATAATATACCTGATGATTCAGATACAATGAATGTTTTTCATTTATTTGGTGCTTGTTTAAATAGTTATAATGGAAAACACGCATCATCATTTACTGGCACAATTTACAAATGTACTATATCTGATGAAAATGGTATAAAAGTAAATCTTGTTCCTGTTAAAAGAAAGGCTGATGGTGCTATTGGTTTCTATGATACTGTTGGTGATGCTTTCTATTTACCAAATGATAATGGTTCATTAAGTATAGCTGCTGCACCTAAATTAAAAGGTAGAATTATAGTAAGTAATATTACTGATGATACAGATGTTATCGTTACACAAAAAACACAACCATCACCAAGTATGAATATAAATGATAGTATTGATTATTCATATAACATAGAAGGTTGCTCTCTTACTGATTATTGGCATTATATAACAATTAACAATACAACAAATGGTGAACTTACATTTACTAATGCTGTTTATGGCGGAAATTGCTATACTTGCTTACATACTGATAGTATAACAATGCCTTGCTCATATAAAGCAGGTAGAGCTAGTACTGATTTTATTGTTAGTGAAGGTACATTAACTAATAACGGTCTAGTATTGAACAATGTTAAAGATGATAAAAATATTACTGTAATGTTGAACGATTATCATGACCCAAAATCTGATACTAATGATGATTTGAATATCTTCACAAATCCAGATTTTAGCAATTTCAATCAATATAGAGTTGTTAATGGAACTGATTTAATGCTAACAAATTATTCATTTATAAATTCACAAGTTGCTGCTATGAATAACAAACAAATTTTTGAATTTAATATAAATGAACTTGATATATTATCATTTGACCCAAATAATATACCAGGTGAAAAGATAAAGACAAAAATAGTATCAAGTGATACAAATATGAATGAAGTTGTACAAAATGTTACTATTGATGGTAAGTTAATGTATAAGCATACTGTTACTTTAAAAAATCAAATTAAATTGGAAAATGGTAAAGTTTATATGTTTAAGGTTAGAGATAATACTGATACTGGAAAACTTATAGCTTATGCTAAAGATACGGGTTCATATAATTTGGTAAATAGTAATGGTGAATATATAATTGAAGATGATAATTTGTACTTTAAGTGGGATGAACCAAATAAATATATAGTAAAAGGAAACAAAACAATTTATTTTGAACTTAATGGTATTAAGTTGTAGGAGAATTATGGCAAACGCAATTTTTGAAAATCCAGGTAATTCAATAGAAGGTAGAATAGAACGCCTACAAATTATGCGTTCAGATGGGACGATAAGAGAATCTAAGCAAGTAAATATTCATAATACAATAGTAAATACAGGATTAGATAATATTCTTACTGTCGGTGGGTTTGCTGTAGGCTCTAATACAAATGATAAAGCACCAAATATAAATTATGATAATAGTAACGCTTCAAACACATATCCAGTTTTACATTATCATTTAGCACAATGGTTAAGAATGTTGTGGTTTATGAAACTTGGGACAGAATCAAATAATACAATGACCTTGTATGACATGACTGACCTTGTTGAGCCATACGTAAATGCTAATCAAGAAACATTTTCTCAATCACATTATATTCCTACAACAAAAAATTTAGCTATTAGAGGTACAACACATGAATCTATGATAGAAGGAGACATTCATTCTACACATAGAATTACAAGTAATAGTATTAAAATTACAGAAGATAATACAGTTATAACTGAAGTTGGTTTCTTTGTTGGTGTAAATACTAATTGGGAAAATTCCTGGCCAGCACAAGTTTTTACTCCTGGTGATATGTTCTGTAGAATTAATTTAGGTGAACATAAAGTAACACTTAATGCCGGTGAAAGATTAGTTGTTACTTATGCCTTAACTGAATATGCAGGTGCATCTTCACATCAAGCTGTAAATGATATACATTTGGTTGATTCTGAAGGAAATCCTATTAAATTTAAGGATGAAGATGGAGTAGAACACACAATAGGTGCTATTGCTAGAATTTGGATGTGTGATGGTAAAGAAAATCTTACTGCTGACTTGACAATGAATAAATTACCGGGTGATTTTACTTGTATTTATCCGACTGAAGAATGGGGATATGCTATTGGAAGAGCAAGAGGAGTAGATACTTATTATGGTAATGGTTTATATAGTGTTTTCACATCTCCTGCATGGGCAACTTTTAATAGAAATTCTAGTTGTGAAAATGGTAGATTTTATGATGTAAGATGGAGTAATACAGAACGTTTTTGGAATAGTATGTGCAACTTTAGATTGGCTTATAGTATAAATCTTAGAAATGATGGTAATTGTAATTCACTTGATAATTATGGTTTTCCTAGCATAAACACCAGAACATCTATGAGATATGGAAGTATATTTGCGAATAACACATCCCAACAAGCAGATGATTTGTTAAGTACCGGTGGAAGATGTAATAATAATGCTACAGACCCAACACCATACGAAAATTATACAGGTACTAGTATAAGAACTAGTTATGTGGTTCCTACACCAACAGTAAAATCTTATACTAGAAATACATTCTATCGTGACCAGGAATGGGTTATGCCAACATATTTTCCAAGAACTGACGTTTCTAATACAAATTCATTACCAGACCCAAGATTTACTGGTAATATCTATTGGATTAACATTCGTGGAATGTTATATAAAATTGGTTATTTCTTGGAGCAAGGAAATATATCTACATTTGTACCTTGTCCTATAAAGAAAAAGCGTGGTCAAGTATTCCGTTGTACATTTAGAGAACACGTAGGTAGACATATAGCAGGTGCATAATGATAAATGATACTGTAAAATTAGAAGGATATATTGTAGGTATTGGAAAAATCAAATTAGATGGTTCCGAAGAATTTGAATGGCTTGAAAATCCAAAACACAATAGGATTGTTTCTACTGGCTTAGACCATTTATTATGTTATGATGGTAATACTACTGGTTATTTTAATTCTACTACACTTGTACCTACTGAACCTGCTATGTGGGTAGGTAATCTTAATAACCATTATGGTGCTTTATCATTTTGTAAAATTGGTACAGGTAAAAAGGAAACCGAATTTACTGATACTGATTTACAAACTCCAGTTGGTACAATATCAAATACATTAAGAACTGGTGAACCTTTCTGTGGAACTAAAGTTATAAGCGAAGGTAATTATGTATTAAGAGTTTCGCATAATTCTAATCCTGTACCGACACAATGTAAAATATGGGAAGTAGGTCTTTTCGGACAATATGGTGAAGGTGCTAATAAAGTAAATCCTATGTTTGCTAGAATTAAGTTGGATAAAGGTATTGAATTAAATGCTGGTGAACGCTTGATATTTACTTATGACTTGCATATTGTATATGCCGACATTGAACCAGTTGAAGACGAAAACTTTTGTGGATTGATGGATGCTAAAGGTGAACCATTGAAATACAGCAGAAAAATTTATTTCAAGTACACAAAAGCAAATGACTCTAAGTATAGTGATAAATTATTAAGAGATTTGTATATTAACAAGGATGGTGAAGAAAAAGGTTATATAGAAAATACTGATAATAATTATTTCTTTAGATTGCCAGTTTATTATTACAATTCTGTTGGAACTTATGGTGACTATGATTCAACTGGATATTCATTACAAAAACAAGAATTTAATGTAATAGATGCAAGTCTTTCAAAAGCAAGAGCCGAAGCAAAAGCAAATAACTATACCTATGATGTATTAGATTATGAAGGTGTTGGTAATAAAGACAAACACCGTGATATAACAATTTGTATGGGATTGTATAATCCAAATATGGAAGATGCTACTGATTGGTCTGATATACAATTTTTGCGTATAAGAGGAATGAATTACAGATTTGGTTATTATACAATAAATGAAGAAACTGGTAAAAAAGAATGGAATGAACAGTCACTGAGAAAATGGGCAAACCAGACAATGACTTTTACAATTAGAACAAGATATGTTACTGAAGATACTTTAGATATAAATGGGAATGACCCAGATACTGTAGAACCATAAATAATAGACAAATTAAATGTGAGGTGATTATATGATTGAAAAAAGATGTAAAATATGTGGTGAATGGTTTAATAGCAGAAAAATTGCTATGCACTACTGGAACATTCACAAAGAAAAATACAACAAATATAAGGGTGCTGATGAAGAGACTCGTGAAGTCGTTGAAGCTATTACAGACCCAAAAGATATTAATCAAGACGAGTATGTTCTTGAAACAAGTAAAAATGATTACACAGCATTTAACAAAGCGGAGATTGAAAATGAGAAGAAAGCCAATACAGAAACCGAAACCAACGCCGAAACCAAACGAAGAGACTTCGGAGACGAAGAATCCGTAGTGATAAATGAAGTGTTTAGACCATATCATGCTGTTGTAAAGAATGATATTCTTGAAGAAGGTGAAGTTATAAACGAGTGGTGTTAATATGAATGTGAAGATTTTAACCCCTACAGGTTATAGGAGTTTTTTCAAGATACAGAAAAAGCAAGGCGACTGTATCAAAATAACCTTTGATAATTGTGAAGTTAAATGTACAAAAGACCATAGATTTGAATATAATGGTAAGCCTCTGTTCGCCTCAGAAGTTTATGTTGGTATGGTCCTTAATGGACATAAAGTAATTTCCATTGAAGATATTGGTATTCAAACTGTTTATACTCCGGTTGAAGTAGAAAATGGTCACAAATATCTTTCTAATGGCTTTGTTCATTATAACTGTTCATTCCTTGGTTCTACAGCTACTTTGATTGATGGTAAATATATGAACAAGTTATTGGGTGAAGACCCTATTGCTATTGAAGATAACTATCATTTGAACATTTATGAAGATCCTATTCCAGGTTGCTTATATGTAATGGGTGTAGATACCAGTACTGGTGTGGGTAACGATTCTTCTACTATACAAGTGATTAAAATTGCTAATAAAGATAGATATGAACAAGTAGCTGTTTATAAGAATGATAAAATAAAGCCTTATGAATTTGCAAGAGTTGTTGCTATGTTAAGCACTCGTTATAATGAAGCATATATGGTGCTTGAAAATAATGACTGTGGTTCACATACAGCTGAAGAATTGTGGTATAATATAGGCTGTGGTAATATTCTTAATACAGATGGTAAAGGTATTGGAACAAGAGCAACTCCTTCAACAAAGTTAGACGCTTGTATGATGTTGAAGAAAGCTGTTGAAACAGATAAGTTGTATATTAGAGATACTGATACTATTGCACAGCTATCAAGATTTGAAGAAGTCACACCGAACGTGTTTAAAGGTGCTAAAGGTTGTCACGATGACCTTGTGTCTTCATTATATTGGGCAGTATATTGCTTGAACCAGCCACAGATTGATTTGGAAAATGCCACTGTTGCTGTTTCAAATGTACAGAGTGATTATGCTCCACCACCTTGTATGTTTGATGAAAGTACTGATAATACTGATTTCTGGAGAAGCTTCAACTAATGAGTTTTGCAAATTTTATTAAACCACAATTAAATCAGAAAACAGATGACCAGGAATGGTATTTAAAAGCAGTTACGAATGCTTTAAATAATTATATGGCTGAATTGGAAACCAAATTAAGTGTTCCAAGTCAGAATGTAACTGGTACAACTATTGTTCCTGGTACACCACCTGTTCCTACACCTATTGTTGGTCCTATTGCTTATTTTATACCAACAATACAGAGATTTACTTTTACGGAAGTAAAAACAGCTATGTGGTGCGGAGATGGTGAAAAATCTTTTATTAATTTGTTTAATTTGTTTGGTACAAAATTTGCTTTAAACTTTGTAAATTTACAAGCGGCACCTGTATTAGAAGTAGCTGGAATAGTAACAGTACCAACAGCTACATTTGCTCCAATGGCAATACAACTTATTGCTACAGCTAAAGGTATTGGTGCTGCTATGACTCCAGAAACATTTGCTGATTTAGAAAGTCAATTTTTGGCACAAGCAATAGCAACGATACCATCTATACCAGTTCCTTTGGTTGGTTCAGGTATTATTCCTCCAGGTGCTTTTACAGGTATGGCTACTGTTTCATTTGCTACCGCAGCTATGGGGTAAATTATGGAATTATATAATAATTATTGGAAACTTATTAAAGAAGAAATTCCTAGCAAAGGTAAATTTTATAGTCCTAATGCTGTGATTAAAATAAGACCTTTGAATGTTCAGGAAGTAAAATATCTATCTACTCTTAATCCACAGAATGCTACTGATGTTATCAATGAAATTGTAGAGAAATGTACTGTATTTAAGCATTTGGAATTTGAGGATTTACTTCTAGCAGACAGAGAATATTTGGTCTTTTGGCTTCGTGCTAACAGTTTTCAAAAGAATAATGGTTATGAACTTAACTTAATTTGTGATAAATGTGGTGAAAACTATCAGCAAAGTATTCATCTTGCAGAGTTTCCTGTAGAACTTTATGATGATAAAAAGGCTGAAAGAGATATTTTGCTGCCTGATTGTGGATTGAAAGTTAGATTAAAGCATCCAACAATGAAGGATTTATCACGAACAAATGAAGACCCAGTAATAGAAAACTTTATGAGACATTTAGATGTTGGAGCAACAAATGAGCAACTTGAAATGCTTTTGACTCATTTAAGTGCTATGGATTATAACATTTTAAAGAACAATGTAGATGAAATGTTTATAGGCTTTAGTAGAAAAGTTGCTTCAGTATGTCCTAAATGTGGAGATGTAAAGTATTATAATATTGAGTTGACTGACAATGGCTTATTTGGAATAGTAAACATTGGAGATGTTTTAGAAACTATCCTTCGTATATGTAAGTACACGAATTATCAGATACCTGAAAGTGCACCTTGGTGGGAAGTAGAAACTCAACAAGTAATTGTAAACAAGATGATAGAAGAAGAAAAACAAGAAATGGATAGACACGATGGAAAGACTACTATAAATCGTGCAGACTTGGGTAAGTTCTAATACAAACAAAAAAATCACAGAACTGTTATAAGTTGAAATAATTTGTTATATTTGTATTAGAAAACATTTAAGTTTATAGGTGCAATATGTCAAAAAAGAAAGACGATGAAAAGAATTACTATGTGGATAATGCAAGACTTCGTGAAGTAATTATTCAATATAACAGACTTAATTTAGATGATAAGCGGTGAATGGTGTCCTTCATATCTTCAACGCTTAGAAAATAAATTTACAAAGGGTAAAATTAGCGAAGACAAATATAATGCTGCAAGAGAATTTATTGTGAACAAAATCGCAAATATTCAATTAATGCAGAATTCATATGAAGCTATGAGCTTGGAAGAGAAAAGACAATATAGAATTAACTTTGAAAAGCTCAAAAATGAAATGTGCGAATATTTCCTAAAAATTATTAACGGTCGTGTTAATTCATTTAGATTAAGAACTTCATTGAAGAATTATGAAGATGTAAATGATATAATTCAGGACGCTTTTATTACTGTTATGACTTATATCAATCGTTACAATGACGCACAAGCTACTTCTGCTTTTGCTTATGTAACTCAATTAGCAACTAACAGCATTCTTTTCTCACTTAATGAAATTAAAGAACGAGAAGATAAAATGGTTAGTGGTCTTGATTTCTACGAAAATTTGAATACACTAGATGACCCTATGGGCAGTGAAGGTTTGAACAAGTTTATTGAATAAGGAGATTTTAAAATGACTGAAGTAGAAGTAGAAATTTCATTGGGTGAAATAAAAGGTCTTTACGAATATTTCCTTGACTCGTATAGGAAAGAAGGTCTATCAGTAAATTGGAGTATTTTTGTTTATAAGTCATTACAGATATTATCTGGTCCGTATGAACAAGTTCATAAAGGAGAATATAATGAGAATAATGACCCTATGTATCACGAATACGGACAAAAAATGAATAATTTAATTAGACAGTATGTAGACCGTGATGAACAAGGTAATCCGATTATTGAAAATGGTGAGCCACGAATTACTGAAATGATAGTTGAATTTCAAAAGGAACAAAAGAAACTTGATGAAGAATATAAAGAATTAGTTGAAAAACTTGAACATAAAAACGAAATGAACAATAAATTCTTATCCCAAAAGGTAAAAATTAAAATGTTCAAAGCAGATAAATCTGAAATACCTGATAGAGTTCCACCAATTATTGTTTGCTCGGTATTGAAAGACTTGCAGTAATAATGAAAAGTGTCAAAATCTGACAATAAATGACCCTCAAAAAGGGTCATTTTTCTTTTTGTAAACGAAATTTTACATATTTTTTATAAAAAACCATTGACAAACTTAGTTTTTATTTCTATATTATAACCGTAACAATGAGAAACAACCTTCAACCAAAGGATTAACTATGAATAATACTTCTCTCCTTTCCCTCATCAATGCAAAAACTCCGAAGTCCACCATCGTTTCCTTCACTTATGAACAGGCTGCCGACAAGTTCCTGAACAAGAGTTACAAGGAAGCCTTTGGCGATAACGCTGTTATCACTCGTGTTCAAACTGGTCAGGGTCTCCTTGGTCTGAGTGTTTCTTACAAGAAGGTCACCGAAAACCACATCAAGAAGGAAGGTGGTGAAGTTCCTGAATGGGAACCGAAGGCTATGAGTGGTTTCCACTGGTTCCCTGGTTACGAAAACCTCATTATGGAATCCAACAAGGAACCGGGTCGCCTCGCTCTCCGCATTTATGGCTGGAAGTCTTCCAAGGTTGAATATTTCCTGAATGGTGCGCCGATTAGCGAAGAACTTCTTGCTCCGTATCTCAAGGT